CTGAGGGTTGTGCAATACATGCTGGGCAATCCAACCGATAGACCTTGTGTTGTCCTTCTTCCAAGCGAAGCCATAAGTGCCACCCATCGCCTTGATGATACCCAAGTAGTCCAGCTTCCGCAAATCCTGCTTCAAGCGGATGTCAGAAGATTGATAAGCTGTAACTCCACCTTTAGCAAGAATGCTATTAGGGAAGTAAGTATTCATATTATAATCAAAGTTATATATATGACCTGTATGCCCCATAAATCTATCAGTAGGAAATGAATACTTAGTAAAAGCAAATATTCGTATTTTATTTATTGAAGCATTTCGTAATGCAGTAGTATTTTGGTCATGTTTAAATCTAAAACGAATATATCTTCTATCATCATTTCCTACACCATAAGCCGTATTACCATTAGATAAATTTATATAATTAAATTGGTTCCATCCAGTCATATATTTAATATAAGTATTGACTATAACACCTTTACTATTTAAATATTCTACAGTACAAGTAACACCAACACCTTGTCCCATATCAACACAAGCAAAATATACTTGAGAATAACAATTATTAGGAACATAAAACGTAAACATTAGTTGGTTCTTTTTTATTTGAGCTAGTTTCTCAGCATCATTATTACCAGTGATAACATTACCACCTAAGCTTAAACCATCAACACCTGCAACATTCGCATACGCCTTAAATTTAGTATCATTTGATACATTATAATTAGTCCAATTAGTACCATTATCATTACTATAAACTATAGAAAGATTATCAACTGATATACTATCAGTAATAGCAGTAATTCCAGAACATAAAGCATCAGCTGAAACATAACAACCCGCTCCTTTATTATTAACTTCATAATTTGTAGGTAATATACCTTTATTATTTATTAAACCGTTAACTGATAAATTACCAGCAATAACAGCATTTTTACTAACACTAATACTATCACAATTAATAACATTATTAACAGTAAGACTTTTAAACGTAGCACTACCTAATTGTGTTATGTTCCAATAACTACTATTTACTTGACTACACATGTCTTGAACTTTCACAAAACCAGAATTATTAGCATTACCTAAATATAAATCACCACCACTACCTCCAATTCTAGCTCCACCATCAGGAGTTATAGTTGTAATACCTGGAAATTTAAGTGTACCATTACTTTGTGCACCATTAGCATTAAACACAGAATTATCAGCTATACCAAGATAAATAGTTTTATTAGAATGAGTATATTTAAGACCAGCCCATTGATTCCAATCCCAGTTTGTCTCGCCAAAGCGAATAGCCGCACCTGTGTTGAAAATAACTTGCGCATCAATGGCACTAATAGGAGTTAACTTGTTGCCAATCTTAAGCGCACCATTCTGCAAGGTGGTACTGATGGTGTTGCTTGCGCTGATGGTGGTCACACCGCTCAAAGCACCGCTCACGTTAGCCGTTCCGTTGAACGACTGTCCCCATAGTGAGCGTGCCGTTACAAGTTGGTCTGCTTGCTTCACGATGCCAATTCTCGTAGCACCATCAAGCAATGTGTAAGGGCTATCCCCTGTGGTTGCTGGCAAGCTTTGAGCCGCAGAGAACGATGTATTTGTCACCAAAGTTCCTTGGCTTTTGAAATCGGCAGACGTGCGTCCTGTCTTCTTGATGATTGTGTAAGACAGACTTCCATATTGACCTTGGCAATTTCCCCAAAGTTGAACATTGCCAGTTGCATTGTTGTAGTACACACGCAACCTTGAAGACATGTTTCCAACCAACTCACGCAAGGATATGCCAAAGTTGTATGCTCCAGAGCCCTTCGCTCCATTCTGACGGATTTTCAACACGACAACCGAATAGGTATCTCTAAATCCGTTGGAGAAGAGGAACGTGAAACTTCTATCATCATATTGGTTGTCTGTGACGGTAATGTCAAACAACTTCGCCCAATAGTGGGAAAGGTTTTCGGTGTTGCTGTTTACCGCTCCCGACCATACGATGTTGTCTTTGTGCCAACCATCGAGCAAATCCGCATTGAGGTTTGTCCATTGTGCGGTAGTCGAAGCTATGTGATTCGAGCCGTTGTAACCGAATTGCATACCTCCCTTGCCGAACTTCACCATTCCTGCGTTGTTGTTGCCAACGCCCATCAAGCCGATAGTGTTGCCAAAGTTACAATCACCAATGTAGCAATCATCGCCAATGCGCAATCCATTGTAAGCACCATTCAATGCGCTAGCTTCAATCTTAAGCTGACCTGTGAGCGTTCCACCTGTCAAAGGCAAGTACTTTGCGGCGATGGTATCCACCTGTGACTTCGTATAAGCATCAGTAATGCCATACCCACTTATCGTTGTCGGCTTGCTTGTGAGTTCTGAGAAGGCAAGGCTGTTCTTGATTGCAAACGAGCCGAAAGCACCCTTGTTGCAATAGGCGAGGTTTGAACTAGTGCCACTATATGCTCCGTTCCAGTAAGCTATGAAGCTCATGTCAGGAATGATGTTGCCATCGATCGATGCGTTAGTCCATCCCGAAGTGCCCACCGCAGAAAGGCTCTTCTTCGTGTAGCTCTTGGTGTAGGTGATGGCTGTTCCACTGGTGGATATGCCAGTCACGAACACATTGCTTCCACTTGGCTGAGTAACCGAGCGCAAGCCATCCGTAATGCCAAATCCCGACAAAGTGGTTGGCTTGTTGGTGATATAGCTCCACGCAAGGTTTCCTTGGAACGCCGTGAGTGCCTTGATGTGTGGAGCGATGAAGTAAGCATCGCCTTGGTTCGTAACGAAAGAAAGGCTTACACCTGCTCCTATAGTGTCATGGTCAGTATAAACCAATGCAGCCGATTGAACGCCACTTGCATCAGGGTTATCGCTAGTTGAGAAAACCAATTGCGGACCGCCATCGCCATAGGACAGCTTTCCAGCCGACTTGATGTAGTTTGCATCGTTGCCATAGGTAGTTCCATAAATCACCAAGCGATTCTGCTCTGCCTTGTAACTTGTGTTGACGGTGACACTAGCCTTTGACAACTTCAAGATGTTGTCTATCTTGGTGATTCCTGTCAAGGCTTGCTCGGCACTGCTGCCCTGCACCTGTGTCGTTCCCACATAATGAGTATGGTTAGACAAGCTGAAAGAACTACCCTTCGTCAAGGTCAAGGTATGCCCACTGATAGATGCGGTTGTTATCGCATTCCCAGAACCTGTTACGCTAACGGCATTCACACCGTCTGTGATACCATATCCGCTGAGACTTGTTGGCTTAGAGGTCAAACTTGCAAAAGTATGTGTATGCCCATTGAGCGAGAATGTAGAGCCTTTTGTGAAGGTGATGGTCTTGCCGCTCTTTGTAACGGCAGTAACGGCATTTCCACTTCCGCTAACTGCTATCGCATTCACGTAACCATCGAGCGATTGGTGTGCGGTAAGGTAGTTTCCCTTCGGTTGATACAAGCTGGCAGCGTCAGTCTTAGTAAGGTAGCTCGCAAGGCTCTGATGTGAAGTCAAGAACGTTGTTCCCTTTGTCACGATGATAGTCGTTCCGCTCTTACTGATGGCTGTCACTGCGTTTCCACTACCGCTAACACTAACGTCCATAGCCGAGCCTCCTTCTAGGCTAGAGATACGAGAATCAAGAGCCTTGATGGAGTAGGCAGAGGCAATCTCACTCAGCGATTCTGATGTAAGCTTCAAGGCATTTGAATAACTCTTCACACTGCCGTTCAATCCGCCACCACCGCCCGTGGTAGATGCTCCTGCTCCGTATGCGGTAATACCACCAAGAGCATAGAAGTTAGCTGCTTCCTTTCCAGCAGCGTCTTTGGATAGTCGAAGGGCATTGTTGGCACTATCATACGATAGATAGATTCCACCAATTTTCAAGCTGCCTTCGGTTGTCACGTTACCCGATACGTCAAGATGAGTGAAAGGCTTCTGTGGGTCGATAGCTAATACGTTTGCCAGCTTTGTTGTATCGGTCGTTCCGCTCTTCCATACAGGTGCGAAGAGAGCAAGCTGTACACCAACATTATTCTTGTTGATAATGAAAGATGTCGGGTCTGCGTGCAAAGTACCGTCTGCGTCCCACCAAAGGTTTCCATTTGCGAAATAACCAGTTCCGTCAAAGCGCAAGAGAGCCTTGGCTGCGGAATCCATCTCGTCCTCCTTGGTTGTAGACGCTTGTCTGTCAATAGCCTTACCACCAAGCCAAAGAGCGATACCATCGTCCTTTACGTTCGCTCCATTGATACCAGAAGTAACATCGCCCTTTTCGTTGCGCAAGGCAATCAAAGTAGTGAGGACAAGACCGCCTTTTATTTCTGTTTTTATTCCATCAACAAGAGCAGCCTTGATGTATTCAAGACCTGCCATATTGGTGATGAGCTTAGTATTGAGACCATCAAACAGATTAGACGTGATATAGTTGTTCGCCACACCCAGCTTGTCGTAGAAAGCCTTATAAGCATTCGTGAAGTTGGTATACTTCTGAGCCGCAGCCACCTTGATGGTAGCCTTTCCTTTTGAATCAGAAGCGTTGTATCTGCTTACGATGTCAGAAAGATAGGTAATGAGTTCATTTTTTGCGCTATCGAGTGTATCCTTAGCTGAAACCAAATCCGTTTTATAGGTCGTTTCTTTACCATCCTTATCCAACAAGAACTTAGAGCCAACAACATTATTATACGACTCAACGGCTGCATTATAATCGTCCTCCAGTCGCTTGCTATCCTGTGCGATAGCCGCAATCTCAGAACTATCCAAGTAGCCATCAGAGGTAAAAACATCGAAAGCCTTCTTATTGTTAGATACGGTCGTTCCGAGGGTAATCAAATTAGTTTGCGTGTTCTTAATCTCTTCTTGCGCCTTCTCAGCAGCTTTCTTTGCTTCCTCTGCCTTCGTGTCATCGGTATACTTGCTAGCCAATTTCCAATCTGAAATATTAAACTCTTCACCTTCTGCCTTGGCGGTGGAACACTTCAAGATTTCATTCTTGTAGGTACTTCCATCGCTAGGATAGGTGGCATTGACCCACATATCGTTTACATCGTATGGTGGAACTGGCTGAGAGCCGAAGATACGTCTCTTTGATTTTGCATCTTTGAGTGCTTGGCTTGAATCTTTGAGTGCCTTGGTCAGCTCCGTATCTGTGATGATAATCCACTTATAGGTAGAGCCATCCTTGGCAAAGCGGTATGCCTTGCCCGTCTTATTGTCATAGTAGAGGTCTCCCAAGTGGGTTTTCTTATCATTGTCGGTAGTCCACCCAATGGCAGGGGCGTTGGATAGGGTAGGAACGCCGTCATAGAACCAAGTCTCAATAGCTCCGTCTATCTGGTTTTGAAGGTCGATAATCGTCTGCGATTTCTCGATAATGGTCTCAACGGCATTCTTATCCAAGCTCTTCTCGGTGATGTACTTATCCAAGGTCTTTCCATCGTAGGTGGACTTTATATCCAAGTCTCCCTTGATGGTTACTTTCTTCGTCTCGCTATCAAACTTGACATAGGATTCACCCTCGTAATTATTGGCACTAGTAGGTCTGTCTCCGAAGTACATATCTCCGTAGACGTGGAAGAAAGCCTTGTTCGTGGAATGGTTCACGCCATAGTCCACATACTCCTTGTTATTAAAGGTGTAGCCGTCAACTCCGTGATAGAGCGTTATGCAAGGGGAATAGGTGTCAACGGCAGAGAATACTAAGCAACTCTGCCTTGCGTTGTCCGTTCTATTACCGCACTGATTCAGAATGTCATCAACCATAGGCTCATCGCTGGCTGCGTCCTTGTCGATGTCCGACAAGTCCACGTAGTGATATTTCTTGCCATCTATCTCAACGGTTTCTGTAGACACACCGATGACTAGTCGCCAATAGTAGTGATTGCCGACATTGTGATATTTCCCTTGTGTGAGGTTGAAACTCTTGCTTCTCGCTTGGTCTCCAACCTTCCATTTATTCTCCACCTTTGAGCCATCTTGCTCACCAAGGAAGTAGCATCTGTAAGCCTTCTGACTAACACCATCATAGGTAATATTCACCTCCTCAACCTTCAATATTCGGTTACTGCCTACTGGGGTGATGAACAATTCACCACCCAATGTGTCTGTATGCAATATTTCCAAGGTCTCGAAGATTGCTTTCATTCTGACTTGTAGATAATCTGTGGTTAGATGGGTGTTATCTAGTTCGTCAAGAGTCCAATCCCCGTTCGCCCCGACCTTCACTCCCTGCAAGAACTTCTGTACCTTTTCCCAGGTAACTGTACCTTTTGAGGTGTCGTCGGTTATCTTTGAGATAAAGTGCTTACTTCCTTCTGTTGCAATCTGGCCCTTGACTTGTGTAGTTGTCAAGCCTGCACCAGTTCCTCCATTTCCGCTTTGGAGCGACGAAATCTGCTGCTGAATCTTCTGGATAGTACCAACCTCTTTATCCTCACGAAGAGTTATGTCGTATGTCGGTATCTTGCCATCTTCTTCCTTGATCGTGAGCTGGTCGATAGAGATGATTCCTTCGATATTGAGGTCTGTATCATTGAAGTTCATCAGGTCGCCGGCCTTAAGCGTATCGTGGAGGCTCTTGATAACTCCGGTATCGTCTGCCTCCGCTTGGTCGTGCTGCCTTGCCATGAAAATCTCATCTACCTTAGGCTGATATACATACCTTGTATAGTCATTCTTATCAAGGAGCGCTATGGCGTATTTTAGAAGCTTCAGTGATGCAGCATTGACATACGAATCAGGGAGGGTGATGCCGGTAAGGACGAAATGGTCGCCTTTCTTGATAGGGTAATCCTTGTATGGGAACCACAGCTCAAGAGCATCATCCTTGACTCTCTCAATAGTAAGCCTCCATCTTCCATCTACCTTGGTAGAGGATGCCACCTTGAATGTTCGTCCGCCACACATACCATCCTTCATCGAGATGGAGAAGTCGTCATCCTTTAAGTCGTTGATATCAAAGTCGATAGCCTTTTTAAGATAGATATCAACATTCTTTACGGTTTCATTATCGCCAAATCTTCCGTCATCATCAGGAGCCACACCCTCACCAATCTCATCAACACGTACGCCACCGATTTCCATCTCCTCGATAGTAGGGTAGATTTCTACGACTCCATTCGTCTTATCATCGGTATCAAAGAACTGTGATGCCGAACGAAGACCAATCTGATCGATGTTGATGGAATCGATGTATGGTCTATGCGGGTCTGTAGAGAATCTGTGTTGTTTCCCGGTAGGGTTCACGTACTTCTTCTCCTGTTCAGTAAGCGAGTCATAGAAATCACTCAGAGATACATGAGGGAATCCAGGCAACATAAGTCTGTTGATGGACATATTGTTCGGGAGATTCTCTGCATATTCCTTCATGGACGAAGGAACATTTTTCTTGTTGAGACCAGACGTTATATACATCTTTGTATTTCCGGCATTGACCTGCGCAATAAACGCATCAAGCTTCTCCTTTGATACCTCATCTCCGGTGTCAGTCTGTGTTCCCTTCAGCTCAGAATAGAATCTACATTTTTTAGAGTCGTATGCCTGTGTTACATAACCGGTAATGATAGTCTGGAAATCGAATGTTACCTGAAGAACCCAACCGAAAGACTGTTCTTGGGATTCACCGTATTTTCTCTTATTCTTGAAATACGTCTCGACATAATCGATATCGATATTCAGGTCTACGTATGTTGTTGCAGTAACCACCTTCGTGATATTCGCCACGTACTTGACACCGAGGTCCGCATAGTAGTGGGAAGGAAGATTCTTCTCGGAACCATAAGCTCTCAATCTTGTAATAACACTCTGGTCGGAATCAGCGTTCTGAACAATCTCATAAAGTCCATTGCCGAGTCCGTACTTGAAGATATGGTTCGCCTGTATTCCGGTAGTACCGACATAGATATTTCTTCCTCTGACGATGAAGTTTATGTCCCACTTCTCGTTCACAAGCGCAAGGGCCTGCCAACAGGTCTGCGAATCCACTGTAATAGACATCGATTCGATGACGTTATCTCTTGTTCCTTCGCCGTACATTGACAGCCAGTCGCTCGCGAGGCATCCACGCTGAACGGAACGTTCCATATTTCTGGAGTAAATCTTCCAAAGACCTGCACCAATCTGCTCATCGAGGTTCGCCTGGATCCTGTCTAGCAAATCATCCAAAGTCTGTACATAGAATGGAAATTTCGGTAGGGCAGTGTAGTGAAGCTCGTTATCGTTCAATACCACATCGAGGAACTCTGCCCTGGCAAGCTCATCCTGCAATGCATTGAACTTTACGCTGTCATATACGAAGCCCTCTCCATATGTGTCGGGTCTGGCCTGCTTATCCTTGCCCGGCTCGTAGTTGAGCTCAAACCGCTCGCCACGATAGACAATATAGTCGCCTATCTGAAAGTTGATAGGCACTTCATGCTTGAAATTGATAGTCACGAAGCACTCACCCATCCAAGAATCGGAGTATTCCAATCCATGAACGGTTATCTGCTCTCCGTTAACGTCTGTCAGCTTCGAGCCATCCTTATGATAAATATTCCAAGTACTCATGTGTCTTTATCCTAAATTTGAAATACTGCCCTGTGCGTCCATGATTGGCTTTATGTCAGTAACAGGGTCGTTAAACTTGAAAGTGATAGAGAGAACTAGCAAGTCCTCGTTGCCCGGGTATCTGTACAGGTCCGGATCAATGCTCTTCAGTCTCACATGCTGCCTTCCTATCTTGTTGAAGTCGCAGTACATCTTCATCATGCCAGACTTGCGGAGATAGTCGATGAAAGCCTTACACTTCTCGTTTGCGCCGAAGGCATTACCCTTGAACAGAAACTTGACCTTGTTCTCGTATGCCGCCATATAGAGACCATCCTTGCCAATATACTCGTCGTCACCATGCTCGTCGTGCCATTCCCTTTTCACAGGTTCCTTGACTGAATCGCAAGGCTTGAACGGACTCTCGCTAACATACATACCGAAGTCGGCGATGGAGTCCTTCACCTCATTCCCATCGCCTTCCTTCTGCATGTATATCCTGAAATATTCTTTCATACCTTAAATCAACTTTTTATATTTGCAAATATACAAAAAAATGCATAAACATGCAAGCAATATACGTATAAACATGCGTTAATTGAACTTAAAATCGTGTCTGTCCCTGATATTGACTGGTCCGGTAGCTTTCACGACTGTTCCTCCGTATTGGTAGACGAAGCACTTCGCGGTATCTTCGCATTCAACATGAAGCTCTGCACCATCTAACAGATTGACAAACACCCTGGAGAATCCCTTAACCTTCAGGTAAAGTGAAGAGTTGTGCCTTACATATATCTCACCACTATCCATCCAGTCATAGCTGATATTTGCTACGCACTCTCCATTGAGGATGACAACCTTCGGATTTTGCAGGTCAACGTTCTCGTCAACATACACACCATGATCATGAATGACATCACCAAAGTACTTCTTCATATCCTTGGTCGAAGGCCAGTTCTTTCCGATACAGAAGTCAATACCCTTAACAAACTTCTCGACCATCTCATGCTTGGATGAGTTGTCGTGCCACTCGGCGGTCCACTGAGCGCAAAGACCCAGTGAAACCGCCTCGTTCTTCATTCTGTCTGATAAATTTCTTTTTTCAAACATAATTATTTCATTTTTAAAGATTTCGTACCATTGATAACTCTGTTGAAGTTATCGTTATACTCAATGAAAATTTTCTCGATTCTCTCTGCTGCATCTGCATTGCGCAAGGTATTCCGAGCAATAAGGTTGAGCTTCGTGAGCTGAGATTTTGAAATCTCGCTCATCTCAGGAAGGAACTTGCCCTGCATTTCCCTAATTACAGAGACATCAAGTCTAATCGCGTTAAGATAGGATGCAAAAAGATCACCTGTCTCCTCGGTAATGCCTTTTATCGAGTTGGTCAAAGAGGAACTTCCGTTTTCTCTCAAATCAAGTCCCTTTTCCTTTAGAGCATCGAAGATACCGGTTAACTGAGGAACTACATTTTCGCCAACTTGGTAGAGCTTGTCCGCAAAATCGTCCATGTCGGTCTCATCAAGTTTACCCTTTTCATCAAGGATACCTGTAAGCCATTCGAGAGGTTTTTCAAGTGCCTTCTCCATGATTTTCTGAGATACAATATTCTTCGTAACTTCGCGAACCATTTCCTTGACCTTATTCTTGTAAGCCTCAACCGCATCTTCCCCCTTAGTCCATGCGCTCACAACAGTATCAGTCAGCTGATTTCCCCAGCTCTTCATATCGATAGAGTAAACGTCTTTAAGGAAGTCCTGTGCGAACGTCTTAATCTGCAACTGCATCTCCTTGATTTGCTGGTCGTAGTCAGCAATCTTATCCTTGTCCGTCTTTTTCTTATCCTCCTCAGCTTGTCTCTGCTTTCTCAACTCGTCTTCCTGAGCGTGGAGTAGGGCGAGCTGATCTGCGTATGCGGAAGGATTCGTCTCTGTCTTCATCACAGCATCATAGGTCTCCTTGCTGTAGTGACTGAAGTTGTGACCTCCAAAGAAATTCTTTCCAATATCGGTCTTAGAAAAAGCATCCCAAGCCTTATAGTCATTCTTGACATCGTTGAGCTTTTTATTCGCATCGGAAGACCTATTGTAAGAATAGATTCCACCGAGTGTCTTTTCAATAACGGAACTGATATTGCTAGATAGGTTCTTCAATTCATTCAGCTGTCTCTCTGCAAGCTTTATCTGTCTGTCGAGCTTGGCATCATGAGCCTTTGCAAACGCCTTAATAGGAGAGGTAAATATGCCAGTGACACCGGCAAGGATTCCACCAACGTTGCCGGACTCCGCGCTTGTTACCACCTTTGACAGTGAACTTGACATGCCGGAGAATGTCTCGAAGAACGCAGAAGCGTCCTGCCATCCATCAGACTCTGTGTTAGCTCCGAGAAGGGAAGAGAGTGTAAACTAAACTGTGTCAAGCTACAATAAAAGTAGTTTAACACAGT